GCCTTGCCCATCTCTTTTTTGTATAGAGCTGTAAGAGTACCCGCCATCAGTCTCTCGCAAGGTATCGAGGTTGCTCAGTCATACTGAACGACAGGATGCGCTCGACCGGACCCACGATCTCAAATCTCAATTCGGGATCATCCATGATCATGAGATAGGCTTTGGCGTCAGTGTTCGGTGTCTCAATATAAACAAAGGGCGTTGTCCCATCCTCGATTGCGTCCCACCAATTATCAACGACAGTGATCTCGTCAGAGTCCCAAATTGGGTATTTGAAAATTCGGAGAGCTTGCCCTCGATATTGAACGTATCTTTTTGTCAGACCCGAGAGAGCTTTGCTCTCGACTACTTCGGCATACTCTCGTTTGTTGTCCCAGGGCAGATCAGGGTTTCTCTGTAACTGATATCTGTAACCCAGTAAGCACTCAGCAAATTCAGGATCTTTAGATCCACCGTGTACTATTCTGAGACGCGCATACTGCACACCGCTATACCTCTGAGCTGTTCCGCCTGACGTGTAATCGTACTGAGTGAATTGAATAGTCAACCCTCCCGTCGTACCTGATCCCGTGGCTACTTTAGTCATCTCAACATGGGTAGAATCCGTGATAGATTCTATGTAAGTATCTGCCGGGATCTGAGAGACCAAGTTGCTAGGATCTATCTTGTCACCTTGACGAAGTGTAGAGGTGCCTGTAAGCGTCAACGTTTTATCGCCGGTCGTTACAGAGCCCCCACCCGACTCTGTGATCGTGGTAGCTGTCGTGTTTAGGTGAGTAAACAAGATCCGATTATCAACGGCACCGTCGATCGTGTACTTCGCGATCTCTCGAACGTTTTCGTCAAAGTCCGCATTGTCTGCAATCTCTAAAGTGACATCAGTGATCCCGATCGAATTAAAGTTGTGTCCCAAAATGAGAAGAGAGTCGAAGCTAATAGCTGTCGCAAAATAGAAATTGAAATACTTAGGGCTAGTGGATGCAACGCCTGTGGTGCTGGTGACAATGCTCCCGATGTTGTCATAGGCGCGCGTCGATGGCTCGCTGGATAGTGTCACATCCGCACCACCATGAGCCCCCGTTGTAGTCCAATGAGCGTCGCTAGGGGACGCGGCTTGCTGCACAAGCATCATAGGCTTGTCATTAGTAAAACCTGTTTGCTCTGCTGCGGCTATGTCTGCGCTTGAAAATGCCATTAGAATGTCATCCCTTGCGCTTTAAGATCTCGAAGAGCGGGAACTAAATTCTGTCTGAGGTAGCGTTTCATTTCGCCACGGCTAGGTGGCACTGTCGTACTGATTTGCACATTGACACCACCCCCGCCCCCGCGCTTTGCTGCGTCTACGTCCTTTTTTGGGACCACAAATTCGCCAGGTTGTAAGAGGGCTGGGACGCTGTCCCGTCCTGCGACTCCTCCTGTCACGAGTCCGCCGCGCGCCATCTTCTTGACTTGGCCCGGTTGCGGGATCTGGCTCAACATTCCTCTGATCGCTGCGAGCGTGGCACCCGCCGCAGCCGCTCCCACAATGAGACCGATGCCAGGAGCCCCCGCGTTACCAGCAAAGGCAGCCGCCGCACCTTGAACCGCAAAAGCCAGAACAGCTTTCTGTACTGTGTCGAGTACCATTTGGAGAATTCCCAAAAAGAAATGTCCGAGCAACTCGCCCGATGTGGTGGTACCCTTGGCAACCTCTACCAACATCTTCCCAGCAGCCTCTCCGACCATCGCAAAAGCTTGGGGCATCCGCGTCAGCTCATCCTTCCAAATCCGCGTAAAACTAACCTGTTGTTCAAGCTTGTCTTGGAGAAGGGCGAGATGTTCTTTGAGCCAAATGAAAGGCGTTTCACCACCTGTCACAATGTCTCGGATCTGTTGTTTCGTGGTGTCGAGATCTTGCAAGTCGAACTTGAACGGGAAAGGGACACCCAGCCGTTTAGAGAGACCTTCGAGCTGGGCAATCATCGTAGGCAGAGAACTCTTTGTCGCAAATTGCAACTCACGGTTGACGTTGTCAAACACTAGCTCGACCTGCTCTAGAGCCTCTCTAGCCTGCTTGTATCCCATGCCGCTGACCAGTGTACGGGCCGCCCTTTTCATTGCGGGATTGAGTTTGTTGATCTGCTCTCTTGTTTTAGCAATCGCCGCCGACGAAGTTTCAAAAGGAGTGTCTCCAATAATCCCATTGAGACGCTTGATCTCTTTACGAGCTTTAGCAGCAGCACCCGCCAAGCCCTGAGAGAGAGCATTTTCTAGAACACTAATTTGCTCCTCTAGCGCCTTTTGCGAAGCCTCAAGTTCATCGGTCTTGTCAACAATGTCAACCAACGCTTCTTCGGCACCTTTCTTGGCTTCCCGTAAACTCTTGAGTTCTTCCCCCGTGAATATTCCGACAACGCTAATAGCTTCCAGAGCTTCAGCCAAATCAACAATCCTGATCGTATTGGCTGCCATCATAGTGTCCCACCCGATCGAAGCCTTACGAAAAAGCAAAACACCCCGCGAAGCTGCAACAGCGCCTTTGGCAACTCCCGTAATGAGAACATGTCCCAATTTGAAAAGCAGGTCTACAGTGGCAGTCGCTATCATTTCGCGTTGGTTGTCACCGAACTGTTTAGCCGCTTTGAAACTGTCAGAGAGACCATTACCAATAGCCGTAACAGCTAATATCAAAGATGCGCCAAAAGCAGCCTTGACGCTTTGAACTTGGGTTTTGAGTTTCCTAAAATTGGACACCAGAGGATCGGTCCTAGAACGCAAAGTCAGAGCCGCCTGGACCGAATCATTGATCGGCCCCTTGATAGCGCTCCAAGCCTTTTTCATCAGCTCCAGTCCCTGGTTCACAACGATGACAGCGAAGCCTATGCCCTTCATGGCCTTGCCAGCAATTTTAGAGCCTTTAGCCAAACCTTCGACAACCTTTGAAGCCTTGTCTTTAAGCTCAACTATGATCCCGACTTTTTCTTCGGCTGCCATCCTCTACCGTCCTGTTCTGCGACTAGACTTTTTCCTAGCCGCTTCAACCTCGCCCTGTTGCTGTTTGAGCTTTTTGAACTCGATCTCGTTTTGCAACATGTGTAGAAGCGTGAAAGCCTCTAACACGTAGGCTGGCTGGTCAAGTAACTCGGAACCTCCGAAAGGCAAGATCTTGAACTCCCGCCACTCAACCCACCATGTCAAAACGAGCCACGCTCTATCGTCAATTTGCGACCACGGGCACCGACGCAAACTAGGCATCCAGTCCCATGCGATGTTCTGATTTTTCTCAGAGTCGCAATTTCGGATTGCTCTTAATTCGTCCCCTTCTTCAAACTCCTCGCCTTTGCATTTAGAGCAGCCCCATCCCATGGTGCGCTCATCGCCGCTAAGGACCATCCTAGCGGCTATATCTATTTTTTTCTAAGGCCTGCTTTCAATGAGCTGATCTCAGTGAGCCCCTCGTAAAGAGCATCAACCAGAGAAGTCTCGCCCCGATCATAAACCTGCTCGCCGTCCGAAATTGGGACGCCTTTAATATCTAAGTAATTGTGAACAGCTAACACCCGCTCTGACATGATGGTCCGAACTACCTTCTCAGCTTTCCTATAAGCCAACTTCGAGCCAGATTTAACGTCCATCATCACACGCTGATACGTGCGTAACTCTTGCCCTGTCATCGGCAAGATTTCTGCCCAGACTTGGTCTTCATCTGGAAGGTCTCGATTGTCTCCGACATCCGGTACAAATTGGACTGGTGTGTCCTCTGTCATGATTTTCCCCGTTTAATTTCTGTCTCAATCTGAGACGGTTATGATGCGTTCCATTCGAACGTCATCTCATTATTGGACGCAGTAGCCAGAGCCGTAAATGGGATCGCGATTGTCGCTTCTTCCGCTTCTGGGATCTCGATACCAGCAAAGCCAAGCTCAACCGCTGGCAACGTGATCACCTGCTTTGCGCCGGTAACATTGCCTAGCGTGATAGTCAGAGCGAGAGTTTGAAAAGTAGGAGCAGGCCCAACTGTGTCAGAGGTAGGATTTCCCAAAGAGGGACGAGCTAGCTGATACCGCTTCTGAAACTTCGTCAGAGCGTCGCTAGTTGCGCGAACTGTGACCGTGCCTGTCACATCTCGGAAACCTTCGATGAAGTCGCTTGTGCCCTTTTTTGCGAATTCATCACTGAGAGGTTTGACACCGTTTGAGACAGTGACATCAAACGATGTAACGTTCAGAGCTGTCTCGCTGTCCAGGCTCAACGTTCCAGAGATTCCCGTAATGGGATCGCCGTGTGTTGTATATGTCCCGTCTGGCGTGTGGGGTGTAACAGCTTTTGATGTTGCGTAGCTTCTACTCGTAGCTAGTCGAACATCGGTTGCGCTGGTAGAGCCCGAGACAACTGTACCATCCGCAGCAGTCACATCTGCAATCGCAATTAGCGACCCCGGCATGAAGTTGGTTCCGCCTGATGCAACTGTGAGACCCTTGCCAGAACTAGTTGCGTTCGTTGTCGCAATTCCGGTCAGAGCATATTCACACGCGCCGCCCGAAAATGAGATCGTAACAGGATCCCCTCCCGACGCACTCACAGTCATCTCATCAACCCAGCAACCGAAAACTTCCTCGCGCATGACATCCTCAGATAAGCGAGCCATCTGAAAAGTGTTCAGCTCAGTAGCAAGGGAGTAGGTTGTCGTTGCTACAGATCCCATCGCACATTCAAGCAGAGGCGCGATGTTTGGAACCGCTCCCGATTTGGGACACATGTAGGACTCAACAGACCATGAGACCTCTTGCTTTCCTGTTATGCGACCGAGAGCAGAACGTGTTGCGCGTGCATCGTTTCGATTCTCGCGAGCTACAGTGAACTCCATCGAGCTGCTGACAATCCGAGCCGCGTTGCTAGCGCCCGCATAACGCGGTTGCGATGGTGTGCCGTAGTTTGCTGCCGGAGAGTTGAGTGTCTCTAGCTTGCAGAAAAACTTGAGATCGCGTCCTAATAGAAAAGC